GCAGGCGATCGATCGGGCGAGCATCCTGCCGCAGCCCGAACTGGCGGTCGGCGCGGTGCTGGCGGCGTGTGGGAGTCTCATTGGCCGCCGCCTCGCCCTGGGCCGCGGGCGGGCGAACCTCTACCTGTTCGGCATCGCCGAGACCGGCCACGGGAAGGACGCCGCGCGCGACATCGTGAAACAGGTGCTGCGCGAGGCGGCGCTGGATGGGCTGTACGAGGAGAAGATCAAGAGCGACAGCGGCATCGTCTCGGCGCTGGTGCAGGATCCGACCAAGCTGTTCCTGCTGGACGAGGCCGGCTACCTGATCGCCGCCGCGCACGCCACCGGGGCGAAGAACTTCCAAGCCGGCATCCTGGAGGTGCTGCTGCAGCTCTACACCAGCGCCCACACCATGTGGAAGGCGGGCGTCTACGCCGATCCCAAGAAGAACCCGACCATCGACCAGCCTCACGTCTGCATGTACGCCACCAGTACCCCGGGAAAGCTGTTTGGCGGATTCACGACCGAGAGCCTGGACGGTGGCCTCCTCGGCCGCTGTTTGGCCGTCTGGGGCGCCACAGAGAAGCCCAGGCGGCGCCGGCCTGGGCCGGTCGCCCTCGACACCCAGCTTATCGAAAGCGTGCGCGCCTGGGCCACTCAGGGGCCACGGCAGGGCAGCCTGGCGAGTCGGAACATCGACCCCGACCAAGTCCCCATCGACGCCGACGCCTTGGCGCACTTCGACCAGGCGACGGACAGCCTGGATGACCTGGAGCGCGGCGAGCTGAAGGGCCAGCCGTCCCGGCCGCTGTTCACCCGCGTGGTGCAGACCGCCGAGCGCATCGCCCTGATCCGCGCCTGGTGCCGCGACCAGATCGAGCCGCGCGTGATGCGCGAGGATGCTGACTGGGCGGTGCGCTTCGCGTTGCACTCAGCGCGGAGGATGGCATACCATGCGGGCGACCGGATCGCGGGAGACAACTCCCCCTTTGAGCGCGCCTATATGCGCGTGCTGGCGGTGATCCGAGCCGGCGGGACAGTGACCCGCAACGACCTGCGCAGGCAGGTCCGGCTCCCGGCGCGCTTCATTGATGAGATCATAGCTTCCGCCGTCGAGGCGGGGGAGATCGCCGAGAACATCGCAGCGACTGACCGGCCCGAGGACCACCAGGGCGGCGGCAGGGCGCTGACGACCTACAAGGCTCTCTCATGAGCCGCCAAACCGCACAGGGTGCGGCCAAACCGCACAGCAATGGTTATGCTGTAAGCTGTTTGTCGGAAGAGAATAAGCGAAACAGCACCAAACCGCACGGGAAAACGCCATACCTCTTTTTAGTGGTATCGTGTTTTTCTGTGCGGTTTGGTGTCATATGGTTAAATATATATATTATATATAGTTATATTTATTTATATATGTGCTGTTTGGGCCAAACCGCACACGGAACCAACAATCACTTTAAGTTCATAGGTGCAGCATGAACGCCGACGCCGTTGCCGTCCTGCGCCTGCTGACCTGCTGCCATGGGCACGTCGGCACCGTGGTCGCCGTCTGGGGTCCACAGCACCACTACGTCGACACCACCGTTTGCCGCCTAGTGCAGCGGGGCTTCCTCGCACCGCGCAAAACCGGGGCCCTGCGCCGCGGGTACTATGACCCGACCGCCGCAGGATTGGCCCTCCTCGATCACGACAATCGGCTGGGGTTCGAGCACCTCGCCGACGAATATGCCGAACAGGAACCACACCATGCCGAAACGTAAGAAACCGCGCAAGCCGCCCAAGAAAACGGGCCGTCCATCGCTATACAACCCCGAGGAACATCCGCTGGCGGCGCGCCTTATGACGGGAAACGGGAAGACGCTTGCCGACATTGCTGAACATTTTGGCGTCAATCGAGATACAATAACCGAGTGGCAGATCAGACATCCTGAGTTTTCCGCAGCCATTGAGCTGGGCAGAGAGGACGCCAGCGACGCGGTCGAGCGTGCCCTGTTCGAGAGAGCACGGGGCTACAGCCATCCCGCCGTGAAGATCCTGACCGTCAGCGGTGGCCAGGGCATGGGCAGCAGCGTCGAGCAGATCCCCTACACCGAGCACTACCCGCCCGATCCTGAAGCGGCCAAGTACTGGCTGAAGAACCGCCGGCCGGCTACCTGGCGCGACAAGCAGGAGGTCGAGCACACCGGCAAACTGACGCTCGAGCAGCTGGTCGATGCGTCGCTGGTCCCGCCGTCGGAGAAGACGTGAGCGCGCCGCGCTGGCTCACCACCGAGAGCGACGACGGCATCCACGTCATGCCGTTGGACGATGACCAGCCGCACAAGCCGAGCACCGCATGCCAATGCAATCCGGCGCGCGATCAGCAATGCGATGCGGTCCTGATCCATCCAGCGTGGGACAGGCGCGATGTTCTGGAGACGATCCGATGAGCGAGCGCGCCGCGTCCGCCCTGCGCCGATGGCGCACCGACCCCGTGTCCTTCGTGCGCGAGGTGTTCAAGGCCGATCCAGACGCCTGGCAGGTCGATGTGCTGACCGCGTTCCCGCAGCAGCAGCGCATGGCGATGAAGGCGTGCAAGGGTCCGGGCAAGTCCTGCGTGCTCGCGTGGCTGGTCTGGAACTTCATGCTGACCCGCCTGCATCCCAAGGTCGTCTGCACCTCGATTACCGGCGACAACCTGGCCGACGGCTTGTGGACCGAACTGGCCAACTGGCAGAACCGCAGCGAGCTGTTGCGCAGCGCGTTCACCTGGTCGAAGACGCGCATTGTCGCCAACGATCACCCCGAGACCTGGTGGGCCTCGGCGCGCCAGTGGGCCAAGGGATCGGACGCCAAGACCCAGGGCGAGACGCTGGCCGGCATCCATGCCGACAACGTGCTGTTCGTCATCGACGAGGCCGGCGGCGTGCCTGACGCTGTGGTCGCCGCGGCTGAGGCTGGACTGGCCAACGTCGTCGACCCCGGGAAGCAGGAGGCGCACCTGCTGATCGCCGGCAACCCGTACATGCTGGAGGGCCCGCTCTACCGCGCCTGCACCAGCGAGCGGAAGCTCTGGCACCTCACCGAGATCACCGCCGACCCCGACGACCCCAAGCGCACCCCGCGCGTGTCGGTCGATTGGGCACGGCAGCAGATCGAGAAGTTCGGGCGCGATAACCCGTGGGTGCTGGTCAACGTCTTCGGCAAGTTTCCGCCCGGGTCGCTGAACAGCCTGCTGGGGCCTGACGAGGTCAACGCCTGCCTCGGTCGCCACCTGGTCGAGGACACCTACCGGCACGCCGCCAAGGTCATCGGCGTGGACGTGGCGCGCTTCGGCGATGACCGCACCGTGCTGTTCCCGCGCCAGGGGCCGGTCGCCTTCGCCCCGGTCATCATGCGCGGGGCGCGCACCGAGCAGATCGCAGGCAGGGTCGCCGCTGCGATCACGAAGTGGGGAGCCGATGCGGTGCTGGTCGACGGGACCGGCGGCTATGGGGCCGGGGTCATCGACGCGCTGCGCCTGGCCAACTTCGACGTGATCGAGGTGCAGTTCGCCGGCAAGGCCAACGACCCACGCTACGCCAACAAGCGTGCCGAGATGTGGTTCGAGATGGCCGAGTGGGTCAAGACCGGCGGCGTCGCCCTGCCCAACCTGCCCGAGCTGTCCGCCGAGCTGACCGCGCCGACCTACCTGTTCACCGGCGGGCGCTTCCAGATCGAGCCCAAGGACCAGATCAAGGCGCGGCTGGGCTGGTCGCCGGACCTCGGCGACGGCCTGGCGCTGACCTTCGCCCAGCAGGTCCAGCCCAAGATGGCCACCGCCATCCCGAGCCTGTCGGGCGGCCAGGCAACGCCCGGGCATGCCGTCACCGAGTACGACCCGGTGACCTGATCGCTGTACCTGCCCAGATAGTGGGCAATGGGTTGGCATACACCTGGGCAGGTACGTGGGCAGTGGTCGCGCTGTAGGAAGAACCACCGCCCGGGACCGTGCCGGGATGGAGGGCGAGTCCACCGCGCCCACCCTGCACGGCATGCCGGCCCTTGCCGTTGCCATCGAGTCCATGCTGGCCTGCTGGGAGGAGCTTCAGCCCCTCGCAACAGCCCATTGGGACGAGGTCGTCCACGAGGCGGGCCACCGGGCGCGCCTCGACCGGGAGGCGTTCGCCGCCGCCGAGGCCAAGGACCGCCTGCTGTTCCTGACCGCACGCGACGCCGGCCGGCTGGTCGGCTACGTCGTGATCCTGATCGTGCAGCACCCCCACGCGACCGGCATGCGCGTCGCCGAGGTCAACGGCCTGTACCTGCAGCCCGAGTACCGCCTGGGCCGCAATGCCCAGGAGCTGGTCGGCTTCGCCCACGCCACGCTGCGCGAGCAGGGCGTCGACCTGATCTATCAGGCCAGCCGCGTGAACCACGACCTATCGCCCCTGTTCCTGTCGATGGGTTACCAGGCCAGCGAGATCCTGTGGTGCAAGCACCTGCACCCCACCAAGCGGGAGGAATGAACCATGGGCGGCAGCGTTTCCAACTTCCTGGCCGACGCCGAGGATACCGTCCGCAAACCCGTGAAGGACGTTGGCAAGGGCATCACGCAGGCCGTCGGCTACGGGACCCTCCCCATGACCGCGCCGTTCGCGTATCTCGGCGGGGCGATGAAGCACGGATGGAAGGGCGGCGAGAGCGGGGTGTCGGCTCTGGCCAGGAACCCGAACGGCTACTACTCGGACCCGCGCCGCCGTGGCGAGATGGCCATCGGCGTCGGCACCGCTGCCGCCGTCGCTGGCGGCGCTGCCCTGGGCGCTGGATTGGCAGGCGGGGCGACCGTGGGGACCGGTGAAGTCGTCGGCTGGACTGCCGGAGGCGCCGCCATCGAGGGCAGCGCGCTGTCGCTTGGCGGCGCCGCCGCCGGACTTGGCGGCGCAGCAGTCGGGGCCGGGGCCATCGCCGGAAGCCTGGAAGGCGCGAAGACGCTGACCGCCCAGCCCGAGCTTCCCCCAGAACCCGGCAGCATCGCCGTGCAAAGCGATCCGGTATCCGCTGACCTCGCCGCCCTCGCGAGCCAGCGGCAGCGCCGCGGCCGGGCCGGCACCATCCTGACCTCTGGCCAGACCCTCGGCGGTACGACCGGCGGCAAGACCCTGCTGGGCCAATAAGCATGGGACTCCGCGACCAGTTCAGCAAGCTGCACGCCCAGCTGGAGAGCGAGCGCCAGCCGCACGTCTCCAAGTGGCAGGACCTGGCGGACTACATCTGCCCGTCCCGGCAGCGGTTCTTCATCAGCGACCGCAACAAGGGAGACCGCCGCAACCTGAAGATCCTGGACAACACCGCGACCCTGGCGCTGCGCACGCTCAAGGCCGGCATGATGTCGGGCATCACCTCGCCCAGTCGCCCGTGGTTCCGCCTGACCACGCCGGACCCTGACCTGGCCGAATGGGAGCCGGCGAAGGACTACCTGTTCCGCAGCGCGCAGGCGCTGCGCGACCTGTTCCTGAAGTCCAACCTGTACGCCAAGCTGCCCCTGACCTACGGCGACCTCGGCGCCTTCGGCAATGGGGCGATGGGCGCGCTGGAGGACGACGAGGACGTGCTGCGCTGCTACTCGTTCCCGATCGGCAGCTACTGGCTGGCGACCGATGCCCGCGAGCGCGTCGACACCTTCGTCCGCGAGACCACCATGACCGCGCGCCAGCTGGTCGCGCGCTTCGGTTCCCAGCACGTCAGCAGCACGGTCAAGAGCCTGGTCGATCGCAATCAG